GCAGGTGATGTTTCTTTTGTAGGTGGTACATCATCTGGTAATTGCGATATGAACGCTGATTACCACATGTCATGGGATCAAACTAGCTGGACAGAAGAAGCAAATTTTACAGGTGCTGTTTATGGTCCTGCTTATCAATTTGGTGGTGGTTCAAGTCATGCTTCATTAAGAATAAGTTGTGGCTACTATTCAACTCATTCAACAAGTTGTAGCAGAGGAAATATAAATAAACATTATTCGTATGATGGAACAAATTGGAGCGTAGGTAGTAACAATGCACCAGCATCAGGTAGTGGTGGTGTAGGTGGTGGTACTGAAAATGACCATTATCACACTATAAAAAATTATTCTGGTACTTCAACTATGCAATTATTTAGTGGTGGTAGTTGGTCAACTGGTGGTAGTCATAGTTATCCAAATGGTTCAAGTAATTCAACAACACAAGCAGGAAGTATAGCTACTGCACAATTTGGTGGGCGTGAAGGTGGTAGTGGATATAGTAACGCATCAACAAGAATTAGTCTTTACGATAGATAATGGCAAAATATTACACAATTACAAATACTTTTACATTTACTACAGGACAATACAATGGCATGAAACCTAAGATACTTACACCTACTTTAGTAAAATTACAAGAGGGTGGCAGTTTAAACAGGTGGTTAGCAAATAATACTGGCTATACAGAAAAGACAGAAGCACAAGCAAAAACATTATGGAAAACTTATGTAGAAAATGAACATGATGACGATAATAGACCGATTGAATATGGTACAGAAAAATCAAGCATGGTAGCATTAACAGATATAGACACATATTGGAGTATTGTAAATGAATGAATTTCCAGTTTTATCAGATGAACAAAACAAAGAACTAGCAGAATTAAAACAAGAGCTAGAAGAAAATGTAGAAAAAAACCAAATATATAGAACAGAAGCTGAAATGAGATACTCTGTCTTGCAAGATGGTAAACAACCTACAAATGCTACTAAATATTGGCAATGTGTAAGAGAACAAGCAGTTATGTATGAACAGTTAACCCAAGATTCTTTTGCTTACAGAAACCTAATTATTGATATAGAAGAAGCAAAAGAACAATATCAAAAAGAAACTAACACATATCAAAAACGAAGGTTAGAAATAAAAATTGATGAACTTGAATTTGGTTTAAGTGGTTTACTGCGAATAGCAAAAGACAGATACAGAGAAATTAAACTGTGGTCAAAATTAAAAAAAGAGTTTGATGATGGTAGTTTTGATAATACTGATGTATATAATTTTGAAACAGGCAAAGAAGCTATGGAAATTAGATTACAGAAACGAGCAGTAACACTTACACAAGGGAGCAATCAAGCAGAAGTATTAAATGTTCTTGGTCCTTTAGCAACAATTAATAAAGAATATAAACATTTGTTGGACCCCAAAGAATTTAAAGAACTTAACAAAAAATAGTATAATAAGACATGGATAATGTTTTAGGGATTGACATAGAAATAGTAAAAGCGTATAATACTTATTACAGAACAAAGTAATAGGAGAGAATATATGCCGATACAAGACAAAATACATAAACATTATTGGAATGACCCAAAGTGGTGGCAAGATGATGATTACGTAGAATTTCCAGTCTTAACTTATAAGAAACATTATTCTAGAACCAAAACCGTAGAAAGAAAAATTAAAAGTTTAATAAGAAGAGGTAAATCATTTTTATTGAACACTAACATCCTTACGGGTGATGATATACTTTACGTGAGTGGTTTTAATGAAATGGTGGAACCATATAGGGATGCCTCTGAAGAGTGCAAAGAAATATGGCAAACTAAAAAAGAAGAAGGGCATCATTTACACATAAGTAACTGTTTACCTTTTCTAAACGGTCTTAGACCAGTTTGGGGAGAGCCACCACCACAGAAAAAACGAAGAACCTCAATAAAAAGAGGTATTAGTTCTAGGAGAAATGCGTAATGCAAGAAGAGCTTACACAAGATTTAGCAACGTTAGAAAACGAAGGAAAAGAATTAAGAACACAACTTGCAAGTTTAGATACTCAAAGACAAACATTAATTGCAAGAATACAACAAGTGGACGGAGCGGCAGCTTACTTAAGAGGTAAACTCGGAACTGTTCCAGAAGATATAGCAGAAGAAATAGCCGAAGAAAAGTCAGATGAAATAACGGAGGATAATTCGGAGGCTTAAAAAATGCCAACATCGGCAACACCATATTTTGACTTTGTAGAAGTTTTTGATGGCAGTTCATTTACTGATAGAACATTAGAAGCTCAATCACCAGGGGGAACTGCATTTTCAGTGCTAGAAGGTACTGATGATTTTTTGTATTTAGGAGATGCTTCTAGATTTGATATGGCAGTATTTGAGTTAGCAAGTAATGGTAGCTTAGGTACATTAAAATATGAATATTGGAACGGTTCAGCGTTTACTGAATTTACACCTTTATCAGCATCATATCAACTTGACCCAGATGACAATGAAGATACTATGTATAGTTTTTCAGGGGATGGGGCCGAACAAATACCTGTAGGGAGACTTGCAAACTGGGCGACTACAACTATTGATAGTGAAGAAGCTTTTTGGATACGTATAAGTAGTCCAACTTCTGTTACTACAGCACCTTCAATAAAAAGCATTAAAAAGAGAGGGATTAATACTTATTGTGCCCCTCCTGATGTATACAGCCTATTACAATTAGAGGGTGTGCTCGGTAGTGATAACTTTACAAGTAGCACAACACCATCTTTAAAAACTGTAGAAACTTTAATTAATGAAGCAGAAAGTAAAATAGACCACATCACACGAAAGTCTTGGAGACCTAATATTGCATACAATGAATATCACGAGTTCAATATTAATGGTTTTAAACTAGATAAAGCAGACCCATACAAAATTGTTAACTTTAAAATTTGGGATGGTGGAAACTATGAAGCTAAAACTCAAGGTAGAAAAAGTGATTTCTTTTTAGTTAAAGATACAGGTATGTTGCATTTTTCAAGATACTTTTTATTACCTGCTAGATTCACATCTTACAACGCACCACTATTTAGATTTGGTGGGGGAGAGTTTACACAACCAATCAAAGTAGATTATCTGTACGGAAAAGATATACATACAGACACAAGAGAAGGTGCTTTAATTACAGAGGTTTGCAAAAAATTAGTTGCTGCAGACATTTTAAGAAATGCCGACTTTGGAGATGTTACAGTGAGTGGACTAGATAGAGTTTCAATTAGTGAAAAAGTAAATCAGTTTACTCAAGAAAGTATGGATGTATTAGATAGCTTAAGAGCTTTTGAGGTGTTTTAATGCCAAATGAACCAATGCCAGCTAGTGAAGTTTTAGATGAGTTAGACTCACAATGGAACTCTAGCAACGTAACTGAACCAAACTATATTGAAGTCACAGGTGCAAATGACCCTGTGCGATTTAATTTAAATAGAGCTGACTATATTGTAGGTAGGGCAGGTTCACCTGAAATACAAGAGACTCCAATCGCCAACTATAAATACGGAAACAGAGTTTATAGAGTGGTGTTAGAGGTATATACAAGAAATAGTCGGCAAAGATTATATAACTTAATGAGAGAGATTAGGCGAATATGTCACGCTAGAGTGCACAGTTTAACTAATTTTCAAAGAATTACATTCAATCAATTCGCTGAAGACAACTCTGAACAAGCAAATGTGTGGGTGGGCACAGTGGATATTGAACTAGTTAATAATGCTGTTTTGTTAGAAATTACCTAACAGATTAGTATAATAAATAGAAGGAGATTAATATGGCAGTTTATCGGTCAGACCAAGCACAATTTACATACGGAACTGAGCACGGACAGGGTGGTCGTCCTGAACTTGCATCCAACACCACAGAGACAAGTAGTGGATATTCCACAACTATGGCATCTGCAGCTAATCCAGGAGACAGACAAATAAGTGTAGGTGCTTCCAACGTTCCTACTGCAACAGGGACGATTCAAGTAGGGGACTTTATACGTATAGGTAATGAAGCAAATAACTCTCAAATAAGAAGAGTAGAAAAATTAGATTCCGATGCAGGTACATTATTTTTAGATGTGCCCTTAGCTTTTCCTGTGGCAGCAAGCCAAGAAGTAAAAGAAATAGACAGCGTAGCAGATGTAGCTAATGACCAATTGATACATTGGGTACCAGGAGTTTATGAAACAGTTGATGTGCCTGACCCAGAGATGGCTATTGAAGGTAGAAGACTGCTAGGTGAGGGTGCAAAAAGAAATTTTGGTATCGCATATAGTGGACAACAATCTTATAGTGGGTCTGTTGGAGGATTCGTTCTTTTAGATGGAACACCACTAAGATTCCCTATCGGAAATGTACAGACAGCTGCTTTTCAATCAGATAATTCTGACGCAATAGCGGCTATATCAGGCAACCCAACAGCAACAGCATCTAAGGGGGATATCTTCTGCACAACTTCATCAGGTACAAATATATCGGCTGATGATATCTTAGTTTTTGGATATATTGGCTCAGGTCAAGCAATGACAACTTCAACAACTCAAGAAATAAGAAGAGTTGTGTCTAAATCAAGTGATGAAATTAGATTAGATTATCCATTAAACTTTGCTCATTCATCAGTAACATTGAAAAAAGTAACTAGCTTGTCTTATTACAAACACTTAATTAGTGAAACAACTAACCTAGATACTCTATCATGGAATATAAAAATGGTAGATACTGATGAAAGTAATGAATTTACAAGAAGTTACTATGGTGGAATGGTAGACAGTGCAACACTAACTGGAGAAGAAGGTGGATTAGTATCATATAGTTGGGACACGGTTCCTTTTATGGGAATGGTGCACAACCAAGGAGATTATGAAGGTGTAACTAATGATTTGACACAACAATACCCTGGTGGCCCAGCAGCTAGTGAACTTCCATTTTTTCATATCATGCAAACAGTAGCTTCAGGTGGAATTGGTAATCCTTTGACTGTGGGTAGTGGTTCTGTAAATAAGAGTTTTGCATCTACTGAACCATACTATTTTTCACAAGGTGAATTAAAAATGCACGGAATTACTTTTGCTAGAGTAAGAAGCTTTAGTTTAGGTATTTCAAACAGTGTTGAACCAAGATATTATGTAAAACCGATACATGGCAGACACAGAGGTCCAAATGAATTAAGAGAACAAGCTAGAGAATATTCGTTCTCTTGTACTATAGCTTCTGAAGAATCAGCAGCAGGCACTTCTACATCAGAAAATGCAAACGCACTATTTAAAGAGTTAATCTTAGAAGGTGACTACGGAACACCATCTGCTGCAAATAAAGCAGGTATAGATATTGTTCTAACTTTCGAGAGAGGAACTAATGATAAAATAGTGGTAACAGTCCCTGATGATGCGACTGCTGCTAAGGGTCTGAATGAACAAGGAGCGTTTATTACATCTGCGAATCATTCGATAGATGGAAACAATCCAATACAAGCAGACGTAAGTATGATATTTAGGAATATGAAAATCGAGGTATTCGATACACTTCCTGTATATCCATAATAAATAGGAGGACATTTAATGTCAGATGAGCTAAAGACGGATGGCTTTAATCTTGAGGATTATCAGATTAAAAGAGGTCCAGAAAAGAAAACTATAACTATTGAAGAAACAGGAGCTTCGTTTGAAGTTACTGTCAAAGACATGTCTTGGAGCAAAAGAAATCAATTGATTTCAAAGTGTATGAAATTTGATAACAAAGGTAATACAAGTTTCCAAGCAGATGAATATGTTAGAAATTGTTTAAGGGAAATGATAGTGAACGCACCTTGGGGAGCTACCACAGAAACATTTTTATTAAGCATAGACACTAGATTAGGTGGGGCATTAGAAAAATTAGTTCCATCAGCATTTGGTGAAGACGATAAGGTTGACCAAGTAAAAAAAGAGTGATGAGGGTTCTGAGGGGAACATCCGACCTGAATCCTCATGAAATGGTGACCTATAGATATTGGATGGTTGTGCTGTCGCTACTAAAAGATGGTATACCTTACGGAGTCATACAAGAGGCTACCGATGATGAGATATCTATCTTAATAGGTATAAATGCGGCAATGAAACAAAAAGAACATGAAGACATGGAGAGACAAGCCGCTAAGGCTTATTAAATAAATATGGCAGATAATTTAATTGCAAAATTAATGATTGACTCTACTGGTGGAGGTAATGGTGGTGACCAAGGTTCAGGTGAACCTAGTTTCTTCCAAAAACTACTTTCACAAGGTAAAGAGATGGCTAAACAGGGGAATAAAAGATTAAGAACCAGTTTAGGTATTAATCTAGGTATTGGTGCAATTCTTAAACAGTCACAGATATTTACAGGTCTTTTTGGTACATTATTTCAAATATTAGGTGCACTAGCAGACGTATTATTAATGCCTCTGGTGCCTTTCTTTTTACCGTTATTAAAATTATTAGCTAAAGCCGTTCCTCTTGTTCAACAATATGCCGCAGCCATAGTCGGTGGAATTACAGCATTTTTTTCAGAAATAGGAAAAGAAATCAAAGGAGTATTGAGTTTTTTTGGAATCGGTGGTGGTGATACCTTTAAAAGTGTGTTAGAAGTTGCTGGAAAAGCAGTTGTTGCAGCATTGACTGCTTTTGGACTACTTAAAGTTACAGGTTTATGGTCTTTAGTAAAAGTATTCTTTAAAACTGAACTAGGTGCAAAAATTACACAAAAATATCTGATGCCTCTTTTAACTGGAGTAATGAGTTTTGTCTCAAAGACAATTCCTAATTTTATAAAAGGGTTACCTATGATGATTATAAAAGGGATTAAAAGTGTAATCCTTGGTGCTGTAGAAACCATTAAACAAGTTATAATTAGTTTAAAATCAGCAATCTCTAAATTAATTCCTAATGCACTTAGAAATTTTGGAAAAAGTGTTACAAGCACATTAGGAAAAGTTATTGAATTTATAATGAAACCTTTTTCAGGATTAATAACTAAGATTGCTCAAGGGCTAGCTAAAATCCCAGGTCTTGGAGGATTAGCAAAAGGACTTGCTAGTAAAGCAGGGGCAGGAGCTAAATTTATACCAGGTCTAGGAGCGATTGTAACAGCAGGTTTTGCAGCTAAAGATACTTTTGACACCTTTAGAGAACAAGGTGCTGCGGCTGGATTTGCACGTGGTGGAATAGGTGTTGCTCAAACCCTATTAGCAGCAGGTGGCCCATTAGGTGTTGCAGGAAGCATTGGACTTGACCTTGTTGCAGACAAAATAGTAAACGCAGTTACTGGAAGTCAAAGAATTGAAATAGTTACACCTCCTGGTATGGATGCCCTAGTTTCAGATGAACGAACAGGTTTCCAAGCTATGTCAATGAATAACATGCAGTTTGGGACACAATAATGGCATACGTAAGAGCAGCAAATTCAACTGAAACATTATCTGTACTATTAAGAAATGGTGAACACGATAATACTAATAGCAAAGAAGCGACTATAAAGTTTGCTTTAAAATGTGATACTTTTGCAGTTAATATTGGTAAAACACCTATTCAAATACCGATACCAGGTTCATCACCTGAATTGTTAGATTTAGGTATATTTAGACCATCTGTAACTGTTTCGGGAATAGTAGATACAAAGCAAGTGTCTTCACCTACTATTACCATTGGTGGAGAAAGTTACACAATACCTTTTAAGAATCAACTTGAAAATGCCGTGTATGATTTTGCAGCTTCAGATGTAAATTTATTAGAAGTAGAAGTTGGTGATACAACCTTTCCAGCTAATGGTGATAACGGATATTCATCTGGTGTGATTGACAGTGCCGCTAGTCATACAGGTGGTGGTATTTATAGAGTGGCTATACAAAGTGCACGATTTGGTTTAAATGCATCTAGAGAAGATAGGTATGATTTTAGTATGCAATTCGTAGCCGCGGCTAGACAAGACTTTGTGGATAAACCAGGAAACTAGGAGGATAAATGTCTATAACAGGTAGTGCTGCTGGTAGAGCATCCTTACAATATTTTAACGGTTCAAACTATGTAGAATTACAAACTCCAAGTGGTGCAAACGCACTTTTAGATTTAGTAATTACTGATACATTAAGTAATCCTGTTAATCTACAAGCCACGTTAATTAACAGACCTGCTGACCCACGCTCAGGAACTGCTTCATCAACTACAGGTAATTTAACAGGTATTCTTACAGAATTTATGAAGATACGATGTATTGATTCATATTCACAACAAGTTATTTTTTCAGGTTGGATTTATGATTTAGATGAAAATTATACTCTACAAAGTGGAAGCACAATTAGTCTTGAAGCATATGATAACTTAGCAGAGTTGCGTGATTATAAAACTGATAACATGATTAAGATTGACACAAGTCAAAGTACACATAACTCAAGAAGTGAAGTAATACAAGAACTTATTAAAAGGTCTAGTAAAGACAATATTGCTACATCAGATAGTAATCAATACGAAGCGTCTACTCAAAACTTTGCAACTAATATGTTAGGTGATTTAACACCAAAAGATGCAGGTAAGACTGTTTTAAATGCAATAAAACATCTAGCACAAACAGAACCAATAGATGCATCAACTCAAAATCATAGTTTTGGAAACGATTTTTATTTAGCATCCCAGTTTACTTCTACAGCAACATCTGCAACACAAACACCTATGTTGAATTATTTTAAACGTGGTTCAAGACCAATGACAAGTGGAAGTGACATGGATACCTTTGGTATGAAAATACAATTCCCACTTAGCAATAGTGATGTTGAAACAGGTCAAACGAGAAACATGTTACCTGATTATGATTTTAAAAGAGATAGAGCATCCGTTCATAGTGATGTTCACGTAAAATTTAGTGACAGGGGTGGAGCAGGTAAAGCATCAGGTTCAGATACACCTAGTGCAGGACAAACTAAAAAGATGAATCCACTTCAACTCACTAGATTAAACATGACTGCTATAAATGGACAGCTTAATTATTTAGGCTCACCTATTGCTGGAGATTTAACAGTAAACGGACAATTTGTTTACTCTGATACAAAGGATGGATTCGTGCATGCATTTGCAGCATCTAAAGTACACACAAAAACAAATGAGTCATCTACACAAACTATAGTTTTAGATAAAGAACCATCTGCTGATTGGCTGGTGCGAATTGGAGCATCTGACCAACAAATAGAAGCTGAAGCAAATACAACTTCAAATGAGAGTCATAAATTTGGATGGTTACGATTTAACAACGTGCCTGAAAATGATGATAGTAACAGTGTGCCTGGTGGTAAAATGCGAATCGCAGGTTTATCACTCAGTGGTCAAGAGTTAACAGTAACCACAGACACTAATCATTTTATGCAAGCTGGTGACAGAATTATGATGCAAGGTTTAAATCTAGGCACGGGTGGTGGAGCTATTAGAACAAATGCACAACTATACAAAAAAGGTGCAGGAGATAGAGTTATTAGTAGAGAAGGTCAATTAGGTGCTTTGTTCAATAAATTAAGAACTGGTGTATCTGATGATTTAGCAAACGGTGTTAGTGATGAATTAATGTACGTAGACAAAGAACACGGACTTACTACATCAAACTATGGTTCTCACCTATTTTTAAAGAATGAATCAAATCAAGAGGAAACAGTAAAGATAAGAAAGATTTTTACTTCAATTCCAGATGATGGTGACATGCCTGACAACTCTGCTCAATTAACTAACACAGCCACAAACATTCAAAACTTAGACCACTTCGACTTAGTTGAAATACAAAGAGCAATGCATTCAGGAACAGAGCGTGAACACAGCGTGAGTAATGGAGCTGGTCTTACAACTGCTGGTAGAGCGGCCCCAATTCCACTTTTTGCAGGCATTAGGACGGCAAATTTATATGCACAAGAAGGTGGTGTTGGTGGTTTATTTAAAACAAACATATTTAGAATAGACAGAATTGTAACTGATACACAATTTGTAATTCGTGTAAATGCGGCTAATATTACATTTTCAGGTGGGCGATTAACTACAGGTTTTCTACATGCAGCTATTGATGACGCTGCTGATACAACTCAATTTAGTATTGCTGTAAACGATGGTTCTAACGATAGATTAACAAAACCTCACCTTGCAGTAGGCATGATTATAAAAATAGATAGTGAAGAAATGTTGATTTCAGCCGTAGGTTCAGCAGGAAGTGGCACTGATTTTGCTACTCAAGTAACAGTAACTCGTGGGCATAATGGCACGACAAGAGCATCACATAGTGAAAATGCTGAAGTAACCACCATGGTTGCACATGTTATTCCAATCATTGGAAGAGTGCAACATCAAACAACTACAAGTTCAGTTACAAATGGGGAAGACTTTATTATTATATCTGACCAAGCTAAAAATACACCGACTACAGGAAACTTTAGATTGTATGGTTTACAGTCAGGTAAATATGCAACGTTTAACTCAAGCACAACTGCCGTAAGTCATAGAGATAGTTTTGGATTAAATAAACCTATGTTTATGACAATTAATCAAATGAATAGACAACCTGACTCAATTAGAGGGGCATTTGCAGAAGCTTTGGGAGATGGGTCATTTGAAGAAACAAGAGCTGGAACAGTTCGTATAAATAACTTTGCGTATCAATTTATTGATGGACATGTTCATGGAGTGGCTAGTAGTGGAACGGTTGTTACAACTAGAAATTTTGCAGATAACGCAACAATTAATCCTTTAAGTTATGGACTAAGAGTTGGTATGACTGTATGGAAATTGACAAGTGCAACTAATTTAACTAGAGCGGCATATGGATATGTATCTGCTGTAACAGCAACAACATTTACAGTTACTTTAAATAGTGGGACATTTGCAGAAGATGATAAATTTAGGATGTTTATACCACTTAGACCAGGACATTTAGTTCAATTAAAAAACAAATTATTAAAAATAGATACAACAAGTGATAATACTTTTGGTGACAATCAAACAGACTATGTTGTTAATCAAGTTAAATATGTTGAACAACCAGGAACACAACAATCATCTATCTCTGTTGTAAAACAAGAAGGTGCTGTTGATTCACCAGGTAATGTTTACAAAAATATTCAAGGTGCAACAGATGATAATGCATTTAGTGCATTTGAAGATACACTTGTTAATCCATCTACAGCATCAACTGACATCACTATTGAAGCAGGCTCTCATGCGAGTGTGTCAGACGTAACTGCTGCAGCTAATGACGGAACAACACTTGAGGGTAAATTGTTTCACAAGGGACAAGCAATACATTGGACAAAGGGGACTCTAAGAGTTGATGGTGAAGAATATCAAATACCTGCTGGTAATAGCACAGATGGGGCTACTTTTGATGGTACAACATTATCTGCTGGAACTTTGATGTCAATTACAGATGCTAACGGAGCCACTAATTTAGAAACAGGGCCTGCTGACGCAACAGGAATACCTGATGAAAGATTTGTGTTATTTGCTGATTTAAAACAATCAAAATTTATAGCTTGTTCAGTATCAAATTTTGAAGGCAATGTAACAGATAAAGGTAGTAAATTAATTGTTGGATATGCTAGAGCAGCTAGAGATGCAGGCGTAAGTAATGCAGGACACGAGGCGGCATTTGAATGGAAGATTAATAATGAAGTACACAATGAAATGAGTGTAAGAGGTGGTAAGTCATATGAGGGTCAAGGATTTGGACTAGGAAATGCTACTTTACCAATACTTGCTTTTGATGGGGATGAAACAACAGGTATTTTTTCTTCTGGGGATGGTCAAGTTAATGTTACTTTAAACGGAGTTAACAGAATACAATTTGGTTCTTCCTCTGGAGGTAGTAAAGAAGAATTTGCGTTTGCACATCATTGGTTACCTTTTAGTGATGATTCATTTGATTTAGGTTTTAGTACATCTGCGTTTAGATGGGATGAAATTTTTGCAACACACGGTTCTGTTCAATCATCTGATGAAAGAAATAAAGAAGAAATTGCTAATATTGATTTAGGTTTAGAATTTTTATTAGCTTTAACACCTAGAACATTTAAATGGAAAAGAAAAAATGTAACAAAGCATCATCCTGAGACAGGGGAAGCTTATACAAAGCCTGACGAAAAACATTATGGATTAATAGCACAAGAAGTAATTACTGTTTTAAATAGTATGGGCATATCTGATTTAGATGATTTTGGTGGAATTACAGGTAACTCAGATGAATATGGGGCAAGATATGTAGAATTTATAGCTATTCTAATTAAAGCTATACAAGAACTAACAGCAAGAGTAAAGGCGTTAGAAGATGGCTAAGACTTATGAAATTGACCAATTTTTAACATTCAGAAATTTAACTTGTTGCCCGACATGTAGAGACGCTTGTGGATGTAGTGCTATATGTCCTAGTGATAATTGTGACTATTGTGACTCAGGTATTATTAATCCACCCTGCCCTGACATAAATTTTACTGATTGTACAAAACCAAGTTGCGATAACACAGATTGGCATATTTAAATAAAAAAATAATAAAGCTTAGAAAAGATAATCCACTATGGTCTAATGCAAAAATAGCAGAAAAGGTGGGGTGCAGTAGACAATATGTGCATAGATTATTAAAGAAAGAAAACTTACCTAATCCTCCCAGAAAAAGAAAAGTAAGGCTTTGTGAGTATTGCAAACAAGAATCTACCCGTAAAGTACACAAGGGCAGATGTAGCTATGAGTATTACAAAGTAGAACTTACATGTGCTTTTTGTAGGGTAAAATTTAGAAGAGATAGAAGTGCAGTCATGCAAGGCTATCGCAAAGGGTTTGATGAGATATATTGCACGCCAGAGTGCACTATTAAAGGCAGGAAAGATAAAACACTTAGTTGGGCATAAATGACAATACCTATAGATAATAATTTAATCACGACATGGGAACCTAAAATCCAAGGGTTAGTTAATAAATATTATGTAAATGGTATGGATAAAGATGACCTAATCCAAGAACTTAGAATGGTGTTGATGAGATGTGCTGAAAAATACGACACTAGTAAAAGCACAGCTATTTTTCACACTTATGTGCACCGAGCTATGATAAATACTTTAATTACTTTAATAAACAAAGCTAACAAACTTCCAGAAGTACTTAGCTTTGATAAAACATTTATTTCAGTCACCGATAGTGAACAGAATCCAAACGAATTGCAGAAGGCCCTTGAAGACCCTAACGCTGAAGATTTTTCTAATTTACTCTTGCTAGATGACATATTATCTGATAATAATGATACATTCACAGAAAAAGAAAAAGCATTTATTGCTAGTCGTGTAGACGGACTTACGATGGAAGAAATAACAAATGACTTAGGTGAGTCATCTTATAGAGTAAGACAGAACTTAAAAGAAAAATTGAAAGCGTATATTGATGGAAAACAAAAAGTTTGAAGATTACAATGCCAGGGATTTGCACATTAAATTCATGGAGCTATATGAAGGGATACATTCAGAATCCTACAACGTAAATACTGGACGGAATAAAAGTCCTTTTCCTTTTGTAGGGGATGAAACTAAAGCCTTAAAACAATTATTAGAGTCAGAAGACATATACTCTATTTTATGTGGCATGTACAATGCAATAGGTCAAAACACAACTTATTTTTCTGTTTTAAACTTTGTTAGTAGTTATGAAAGATATAAAACAAAACATGACCCAAAACTTTATTGGCATATAATAAATACTAATAATTCAAAAGTAAAAGATGCATGGTTGCGTTTAAATATTTTAAAAGCCACTTGGTTTACAACAGCACAAAAAAAGAAAGAATTAAAAAAATTAGAAGATAGATTTGAAAAATGGTTAGAAAAACAAGAAGGGGTGGCTTGATTAGAAATAATCAATTGACACCGATATCAAAAGAATATAGAATCATAGCATTGTTGGATGAACCAATCACGGTGCGAGAAGCCACAATGACATTAGACGAAGCTAAAGAACTAGCTGACCTTGTTGCAGAACGAAAGAATGTAAAGTGTTACGTGCTAGATGAAAGTAATCGGTCAGTATACAGAACAAAGGAATAAATGGAAAATTACGAATACGTTGAATCAGGAATAATATTAAACATAAAAGAAAAAGCCACGCTAGACAATTTCCCTTTTAAAGCAAAAGACTTTGCAGTGCATGGTAAAGCTTTTACATTCGTAACTAATTTTTATGATGACTTTCAAGATTTCCCAAGTAAAAAAGTATTAGCTGAAAATTTTCCTGATTTAGATATTAACGTTCCATCTACTGATTTTGAGTATCTTACTCAAGAATTTAGGAAACAAGTTATATTCAGGAAAGTGGTAGAGTCATTTCAAAGAAATAAAGAAAACTTAAAGACTGACCCAAAAATGGCGTTGTCTAAAATCATGGACGGTCTTGAAGATATTAACGTAGTTTATGATGAAGATGTTACATATTATGATTCTAGTAATTTAGACAGATTAGAAGAATACGAAAGTAAAATAAAGTTACGAAAATTAGGTGATGGTTTGATGGGTATACCTACACCATTCTCTACAATTAACAGAACAGGTGTAGGATGGCAACCTGCCGATTTAGTATCTTTCTTTGCTAGACCTACTGTAGGTAAAACTTGGATGTGTATACAAACTGCCGCTATTGCAATTATGAAAGGTTATCGGACTTTATTTATATCAAGTGAAATGCCTACGTCTGCAATAAATTTACGTATGGATGTAATTATTGCAAAGATGAAAGGGTATGACTTTTCACACCGAGCTCTTAGAAATGGTGACCCAATTGATAAAGAAAAATATAAAGAGTTTTTACAATCATTAGACGAAAAGAACCTATTAGTATGTGACCACATAGAAGGTGAGTCAACAATATCTATAGGTAGCATACAAGCATTGATACGAAAACATAATCCTGACTTTGTTGTAGTAGATGGTATCTACTTAGTATCAAGTGGTGATGGTAGAAAAGCAATGTGGGAGCAAAACCACAGTTTGTTTTATGGCATGAAGAATATATGCCTCGCCACCAATAAACCAATATTTGTCTCAACGCAAGCTACTAGAGAGGCGGCTGATATTTTTACGCCACCTAGAGTCGACCAAGTAGCTTTTGGGGATGCCCTTATTAGAGCCTCTGATGTGGCTGTTGCTATGTGCAAAGTCGAGGAATCAGATGAACAACGTATGGTACAATATCAGAAGTATAGAGATGGTATTTTACCTTCGGACACATCACTATTACGATGGGATGTTGACAAGGGGCATATCGAAGAAATAAACGAATCTATAAGCGAGGAGATAGAGTTTTGATTACAATGATGATTAAATACTGGAGTCTTTTCAAAAAGTACAAGGATGTTCTACCAGAAGTTGTGCAATTGGTTGATGTAGCAGTAAAAGCTGTTGAGGACGGAAAAATTTCTAAAAAAGAACAGAGTGCTTTGATGAGAGAATACTGGGACGTTATTAACAAAATTAAAGATAGTAAATAATGATTGATTGGGTAGAGGCGTTACAAAAAGTTGGAATAGATGTTCCACTTGGCACGGATGAATTTTCGGTCAAGTGTCCATTTCATGATGACAATGTAGCGTCTTGTGCCATCAACATTGATAAAGGTGTGTGGATTTGTTTTGCTGGTTGTGGGCAGGGGTCATTAAAAACATTTTTTAGTAAACATTTAAATTACAACGATATACAATTAACAGAAGTTTTGACACCAAAACCAAGTTATAGTTTAGATATCTTTGACGATATCGATGTTAGTAAATCTGATGATAAAGTAGAAGATGTTTTTATACCTAATTTTATAGAACACAAATACCCTGATTGGATATACAAAAGAGGATTTACAAAAGACTCTTTAAACTTTTGGGGATGTGGCACTAATAATTGGGGAGACTTAATTATCCCGATTCACAATACAGAAAACGAATTAATTGGGTGGGTTGCTCGTAGGCAAAAAGCTATACCAAAGTATATGTATTCCTACAAGTTTCAGAAATCAAAAGTTCTTTTCGGAGCTAACAAATTAAAAAGTTTACAAGAACATTTTATTTGTGTGACGGAAGGCTCTTTAGATACTATGTGGTTGTGGCAACACGGTATACCTAGTGTGGCTATATTAGGAGCAACAATGTCAGAACATCAACTGAATTTATTAAGGGCTTTGAAAGTCGAAGAAATTGTGTTATGTTTTGATAATGATGTGGCAGGGCAACGAGCTGCTGAAAAAGCAACAGAAATGCTTTCAAGTAGCGTGCTTACATCTACAATTGAGTTGCCAAGCATGTACAAAGATGTACAAGAAATAAACAACATAGCATTACTCAAAGAAGTAATAGCGAATAGAAGCTTTTTTTAAAAGGCTCAAGGAGGAAAAAATGGGTGGTATATCCATGATTTCACAGAGGCGAAAGCAAGTAAATGCTCCAGCCACTGTCAACAATAATCAATCAGAGCTTTGGTTCAAAGATGGTGACCAGGCGTTGATTAAATCAGTAGCAACAGGTCACACTGATGATACTGCAATGACTTACATTAAAGTTTACCAATACAGAGATGGTAACACTTTTAAAACTGTTCTTGATTCTGTATTTGATGCAGAGAAAGATGACTTTGTATTACCTGAAGGACTGTCAGTTGATGGTATTCCAGAAGGTACTTCACCAAAACAACAATTTGCTTTTTGGGCATATGTTGATGAAGTATTCCACAATGAAAGAAGAGTGGAATCTTGGGAGCCTGTACAAGGTAAAAGTGGTAAAGAGATGTTTAAAGAAGTAGTAAATGACTTCAAGGTCATCAAATTAGGTTTTGGACGAGGGGATATTGTCTTCGGACAGTTAGAAGAAATCTATGAAGATGAAGGTAGCTTAGACAAGTCACCTATCCGAATCAAAAGGATGGGGGCAGGTTTAGATACAACCTACCACATCACATCTCTAGCAAGAGAGTTAGAAATACCTGCTGATAAACAAGCAGAAATGGCTAACTTACCTTCAATAACTCAATACTGTATTGACACTTGGGGTGTAAAGGCAGGAACTGAAGCAGAACAAACTGCTGACGATTTGTTTTCGTAAAGGTTTCTAATGATTGTACAACCTGATACGTTTAATGACACATTACTACGTTTGTATAAAGACACGTTCTTTTTTGTGGATGTAGAAACAAATGGGTTAGACGGACATGGGTTCAATCAACTCTGTGGAATCGGAGTCGGATTATTAGAGTCATCAGATACATTTTATTTTCCATATAGGCACATGCCTTTTGGATTAGTTAATCTCCCTGATGGACAGATAAAGATGCTAATAGATATGTTTTCAGCGAGAGCTAAAACATTAGTGGCATATAATGCTAAATTCGACATCCGATTCTTACAGAAAGAAGGCGTTGATATTTCTAACAAAGAGATTATAGATGTTTTACCAATGGTGCGATTGACAGAGCATAGTAATATAAACATGCTAGCACTTACCGAAACAATTAAAAGAAGATATGGTGCAGAACATGCACAGTATGATTTAGACACTAAAAAAACATTACGTAGTGGTGGGTGGACAAAAGATTTTAGTAAGGCACCAATTGATATACTGGGGCCATATTGTGAAAAGGATGTGTTCTACACTAGAAAAGTATACCTTGATTGCTTAGATAAGATAAAAGAAACAGAACAAGAAAGTATATGGAAGCTACAAATAGAACTTACACGAGTTTTGTTTGACATGGAAAACAAAGGTGTAAAGGTTGACACAAGTTATGTTAAGAAAGCTACACAACTCATAGCAAATAGAAAACAAGAGATAGAGCAAAAGATAGGTAAAATTACTAAAGGTATATTTGATGATGAATATAATATTGCAAGCACACAACAGATGGGGCCAGTATTTAAAAGTTTGGGTATTAGTTCTCCAGAAAAAACTGCCAAAGGTCAAGACTCTTGGAATGAAGCAGCTCTTGCACAAATCAATCACCCTATAGCAGGATTAGTTAGACAATGGAGAACATTAGAAAAACTTAGGTCTACTTATTTAGAGCCTTTTGATAATGAAAACGGTATGGACTTACATACTGATTTCTGTAATTGGGGCACAGTAACAGGTAGACTATCATCTAGAAATCCGAATCTACAAAATGTGCCACGTAATCATTTTAAAGTAACTGATGTTGAATTATCTGATGATGATTTAGCGACAGTAAAAAACAGAGTTGATGCAGTTATATCAGCTAAGGGTGGTAAGAGCGTAGAGTTGAGCAATGATGTTATTAAAACATGGGCATTCATCGGTGATGAGTCATTTGATGAACAAGCTGACAATCAAATCTCACTACGTAGACTAATTATACCTAGAGAAAATAAATATCTAGTAAGTTTTGATTACTCACAAATGGAAGTTAGAGTTTTCTTAAGTTACATCGCTATACATAATGAAGCAGTAAAAAAGATGTTACATCAAAGTGATGTAGATTTTCATGGAGAAGCTGCAAAATTAGCTTTTAAAGTTGACGAAAATCATAAAGATTACAAATATTATAGACAAACAGCAAAAGCAATTACCTTTGGAACTATATATGGGATAGGTAATGCAAAACTTGCCACACAATTAAATGTTACTCCAGATGAAGCAGGCGATTACAAGAAAAGATATTTTGAAGGTATTCAGGGTTCAAGACAATTCTTTGATAGCGTGGTACAAAAAGTTGAAACACGAGGGTGGGTAAAAAATAGATATGGCAGAATATATAAGATTGATAAAAACTTTGGCTATAAGGGTGTGAACTATTTAGTGCAAGGCACTAGTGCAGACATTATGAGTGAACGCATGATAGAAATACATAAATACTTAAAAGACAAAGAAAGTAATTTATTATTACAAGTGCATGATGAAGTAATTTGTGAAATAGATAAAGATGAGGTGCAAGAGGTATTGCCAAAAATCAGGGAATTACTTAAGGTAAATACATTAGGCATCCCCTTAGACGTTGACATGGAAGTGTGTGAACCCTCTTGGGCAACTAAAAAAGATGCAAGCGAATTAATAACAACAGAACAAGAAAGCGAGGATTGGGTAGAATGGTAACAGGAAAATTAGACCATAGCTGGAAAGACCAAAAGCAATTAGGTGAACTTGGTGTATTCCACGTTATAGAATGGTTATACACATTATCTAAAACCACAGGTGTGTGGGACGTGCAAGATGATAAGTCTTATCAAGTTAAAGACATAGATTTACTTTGGGCGACAAAACCTGACGACAAAGAACTAACAGTAGAAGTAAAAACAGATACATACACGTCAGGAAACTTTTTCTTTGAAACTATTAGTAATGTATCTAAAAATACTTTAGGATGTTTTTTGAAAACAGAAGCCGATTTTATTTTTTATTACTTTATCAAAATGGGACAACTATATGTTTTAAATACTGGACTTATTCAAAAATGGTTTCTAGACAATAAAACAAGATATAATGAAAAGAAGATAGGCACAGATAATTTATATCAATCTAAAGGTTATGCAATACCTATAAAAGATGTGCCGAAAGAATGTATTAGATATCATGTAGGAGATTACACATGACACAACCACAAGCGAATCAAGACCCTAATAATAGGGCAAATAAAAAATATAGTTTTATAGAATCATATAATAGAAAACCTATACATTATGATTTTACGATTGAACCTTTTGATTACATACATGATAACGATATGGGATTTGCAGAGGGGAACGTAGTGAAGTACATAACTAGATGGAAATATAAAGACGGTTTACAAGATTTATATAAAGCAAAAAGATATATAGAAATGTTAATAGAAAAAGAAGAGGAAGAAAATGGCACCTCGTAATTGGACAACTTGTGCTGGTTGTGGTAGAAAATTAAATAAGAAAAAATTTGAAAGGACACCAACTAAAGTATGTTATGCGTGTCATCATAAAGAATTAAAAGACAAGCGAAAGGGGATAATCCGTGGCAAAAATAGGCGTTAAAATAGGTTTCACTTTTAGAATAGGAGCCTTAGACACAAACCAATATGGTCGAATGGATATGGAAGTACATGATATAGATACAGAACTTTCTATTGGAGACCAATTAGAAGAGGCTGGTGTTGCAATAGATAAAGTTTATAAAGCTTTACTTAATAAAGTAGACACTGAGATAGAAGGTATCATGAATGAATCGAGTGATACTAAATGAATAATCCAGACGACCTAACAAAAAGTTTTTTATCTGAACTTAATAGAGCACAAGCTTTAGAAGATGTATTGTATGAAAGACTTAGACAGGACGAATTATGGGGTGACCAATCAGGGCACGCTGATGAAAGATGGTTGGTTATATTAATAGAAGAAGTAGGTGAAGTTGCAAGAGCAATGTATGATGAAGATGAAGGACACGTTTACGAAGAAATAATACAATGTGCGGCTGTTTGCATGGCGTGGGCAGAAGCAATGCAGAGAAGGAGAACTATTGGAAAAGGATAGAAAAAAATTAATTGACCAGTTATTAGGAAACAAGAAATTAAACATTGTAAAAGGTGATGATAAAGATTTTGAATATAATCGTATTGAATTTGGTATACCTAATTTAGATAAGCTGACAGGTGGGGGCATACCTAAAAAAAGAATGACTTTGATATATGGTCCTACCAACGTGGGTAAGTCTTATCTTGCATCACAGATATGTGCCAATGTACAACGTGAAGGTGGTATAGCTGCTTGGATAGATACAGAACTATCTTGGGATGCTAATTGGATGAGTAAGTGTGGATTAGATACCAGTGAAATGTTATTGTCTCAACCTGAAAGTGGAGAACAAGCTTTTGAAACTATTGTAGAGATGATGAATGCAGGAGTTGATGTAATAGTATTAGACAGTATTGCAGGATTAGTGCCTGCTCAAAATCTTGATGAAGACTTTAGTTTTAATCCAATGGCGTGGCAAGCACGATTTGTAAACTCGGCATTACCTAAAGTGATGAACTCTTTAAGACAAGGAAGTGCATTTGTAGCAATCAACCAAGTAAGGTCTAGTATTGGTCCTGTTGCTTTAGCTAATATGCCTGGTGGTTTAGCCCAAGGTTTCTTTTCACACTTTCTACTGGAAGTAAAAAGAAGTGGGTGGCTAACAGATAAAGACCAAAAAGTTGGTTTTGATATGGAAGTGCGATTACGAAAAACTAAAGTAGGTGGTAGTAATTGGTCTTCTGCTATTGTGCCATTTAGAGTTGATGGTGGTATTGACGTGATTGAAAGTTACATGAGAGACGGTATCACACAAGGCATAATTAAAAAAGCAGGGGCTTGGTATACCTTTGGTGAAGACAAAGCACAAGGCATGAATGGTTTGAAAGAACTTATAGTGTCTAAACCTGAACTATTAGAAATATTAAAGAATGACGTTACCTAGAGATTATACCCAGCAAGAAAAATTAGTTGAGCAATGTTTACAAGTAACAGGTCTTAGATATGATAATCAAGTAGAATTTGGTAAATATACTGTAGATTTTTATATAGATGAAATAAAAACAGTTGTTGAAGCTGATGGAATCTATGGACATTTAAGAAAACGTGACCGTAAAAGAGACGATGAATTATATGAGTTGGGTGTGGAACATATAATACACATTAAAGAAAAAACACATCAACGAATATGTGAGGAACTATGGCAGGCATTAGACAAATTGGAGCCGTTGGAAAACGAAAAAAAGTAAAAAAACAACGACAAGATAAATGGCTAATTAATAAATTAGACGATATGCTCGCATCTAAAAAACGTAATGGTATGAAGGGTAAGTTCCATGCTTCAGTAATAGGAAATCCTTGTGATAGATATTTATACTTAGCTTATAACGGTTTACTTCCAGATGTGCCTTTAAGTGCACGAGTTCAAAGAATCTTTGATAATGGTAGTTATCTAGAGTATAGAATGAAAAAATATTTTGAACGAATGAATATTTTAATTAAACAAGAAGTCCCTTGTAAATTTGACAATCCTATAATATCAGGACGTATAGATTTTATCTTAAGACATCCAAAATTAAACACGGTTTTATTAGAACTTAAATCTATAAAGGGTTCATTATTTGATGAATTAGATGGCCCTCAAGAAACGCATGGTATTCAAGCACAAGTATATCTACATCTTAATAAGTTAGGTATTAACACAGGTTATGTATTATATGAAAACAAAGATAATCAAGAACTTAAATGTTTCAGAGTAGAAAAAGACGATGATGCATTCGCAAAAATTTTAGATAGATGTTATACTATTATGTCATTAAGAGCTGCTCCGACAGAATGTAGTGGCGAATTTTATTGCGATTGTAGAAAGGTGAAATTATGAAACTAGAACGTATGACAGTAACAGGTGCCGATGACATGACTAATGTTAGGGGCATGATTGAATTATCAAAAGAATATCGATTTTTAGAATGGGGTATATTATTTCCATTATCAGGTGGGTCAAGATTTCCTACCTCAGAATGGTTGGCTCATCTATTAGAAGAAAAAGGAAAAACTCCTATGAATTTATCTGCACATTTATGTGGGGGTGATTTAGATGATGCCTTAGAAAATAAGTCTAAAATAAATTTAGATGAATTTAAAAGAATACAATTAAACTTTCATGGTCTAAATTATTATCAGCTTGTTATGAAAAGTGTAACTGATACAGAAATGACATTATTTACACTAGAACAGTTTTTAGAATCTGTATCAAATAAAAAAGTTATATTTCAATTTGATGGGGTGAATGATGGATGGATTTACAATTACTTAGATAATGGTAATTTTTCCAATATCCAATATCTATTTGACACCTCATCAGGTGCAGGCATTCTACCTAATACTTTTCCAATGCCTTACAAAGGCATTACTTGTGGATTTGCAGGTGGTATAGGTCCTGATAATATTCAAGAGGTGGTGGATACACTAAAAGAAAATCTATCCCCTACAAAACCTTTTTGGATTGATATGGAGACAAGGGTCAGAACAGATGGTGATTTAGATTTAAACAAAGTAGCACAATGTGCAGATGTGGTTGCACGTGAAGTATTTGGGAGACATTCAATATGACACAACAAAGTTGGTTAGATGAAGAACCTAAAAATCCAAAGATAGAAAAGAAAATGAATGTTCCATCATTAAAATGGGATTTAGAAGAAAAACCACATTTAGAATTTGCCGAAGCTTGGCGACAGACTAATGAAGGATTACAAGAATATTTAACTATGTATGGTAACTATAAGTCATATTTAGAGTATGCCTTGTCAGACGTACAAGCTCAAGCAAAACTATTAGCAGACCAATTTGATGAAGCCATGTCAGTCACTATGTATAAATTTGTAAAACAAAATACTGATGCAAAACGAATGGTAAAAGAACAAGTTAAGGGTGCAGTTATAGATGCCAATCCTAATCTTAAAGACCACGCACATCAACTAAGGGAAGCTCAAGCAGAAGTTTTAAGACTGGAAGGTTTGCTAGCTTCATATACAACAGCGTTTAATACGATTAGCAGAATCATATCTTTAAGGATTACGAAATAATGTACATGGGAGTTGATTGTTCATCAAAAGGGGTGCATGCTGTATTAATTGATGACGGTTGTAGACTCGTTAGTACATTTAAAATTAATGTAAAAAAAGCAGATTTTAGTGAAAGAATTACTGAAATCTTTGATAAATTTCAAAGTGAAATAAGTAAAATAAAGATAAGGAAATCTGCTATAGAAAAGGCAATTTATATTCAAAATGCGAAAGCAACTATCCAGATTGCTTCGGTTGTCACTGCGATACAGTTAGCTTGCCATAAGCAGAGTGTCCCTTGTTATTTAGTAGATAACAAGACTTGGAAGAAAGATATAATAGGTAAAGGGAACTCCTCTAAACAAGACATCATGGAATATGCTGTTGATAAATGGGGGGATGTTTTTACTGAACAAGATTATGCTGATGCGGCTTGTATCGCATTACATGCACAAAAGGAGAGTATAGAAAATGGGAGTGCCAAGGGGATATAAGAAAGCAAATGATAAGCCAACATTTCGTTTTAATACAAAGGCTAAACATGTTGCTAAAGGAACAGTAGACAGTCTTCCTACTGAAAGAGGTAAGAAGAAAAAAATGACTGCTGAAGAGTTCAAGAAGAAGTACGCCAAAGTAGTTTGGTGTGATTTTTATAAATGTATATATAACGAAACACCAAAAGGAGCTAGTAGAACAATAGGAACAATACTTGATAATCCACAGTATAAACCACTAGGTCCTAAAGATGAAGGTTGGATTGGTGTATGTGGAACACGAAAACCTGAAATAGCCATAAGATTTAAAACTGTTATTTCTAATGGCGTGAAAGAAAAAGTCCCTCACTGTTTTAATGGTACAAGTAATCAAACAGGGAGAATGGACATGAGTAGATTCTTACAATCAAACGGAACACCGTTTGGTGGTAGCATTGAATCAC